AGAGCCTCTTGAAAGCACTCTAGTATTATCTCACTTAGATACCTATTAGTGGTCTTACGATCACTATAGTAACTTCGTGATGATACTACTGGTAAGTATTCAACCGGAGCAACAGTGTCTGGCTCTAAGTCATCCAGCACTGTGAACATTAGAAATTGTAGTTCACGTGAAGTCTGTGTTAAAGCTAGCACAATAGGATGGGAACCTGATAGGTCCCCAATACTCCTATCTGCCAAGGTCTTTTCATCACAAGACACGCCAATGGATTTGAATCCGCTAACTAGGTTAGGAAATTCTGTTTCCATATCTAGAGGCTTTATCTCCATTGCCTTCTTTATAATATTTGCGGCTCGTTTCGAGATTATTCTTTGAATAATATCGTCGCGATTGACAGTCAAGTCAGAGTTACCGCACTTTAGTGTGGGCTCTGAAGACAGTCTTAACCACAGTATATACTGAAGGCGTTGAAGATCCTCTGACTTCAGGATCCGAGACAGACCGTGATGGCCTGTATCTGGAGAAATGAAATCTCTCTTACCCAATAACTCAACTAAGTCTAATATACTATGTATATCATTCTTAGAGAGGATATTGTGTTTGATTGAGCTCATTTCTTTCCCTCTTAGAGAAAGCCTTTTGGCAAACTCTATTTGAGAATTCACTGAGTCACCAATGACTGACTTCTGAAGATTGATCTCAAGACCAATCCTCTTTAGTAGCCATTGGTAGCGTCGTGCCACTTCTGTGTTATATATCACGATGTCATCACCCAATATACGGTACTGTTTGAAGAACCTTAAAGGTTTCCCTTTATGGAAATTCTCCCAGTTTGCCGCAAATTGGACGACGTCATGGTGCCACAGAGCAAAACTAGGGAAAGATGATAGTAAGCCTAAAGGCTGACCTACCTTCCACCTGACATTTTGTCCTGTGGCCTTAACATAGAAGTCCCGTTTCGTCATTACTGAATATCAATTTTCGGCTACATGTCGATTACTCATCAGCTCAAGACGGTATCTCTGCATTTTTGCAGGGATCCTATCCGAGGCTGATGATAAATCAAAACAATAAGTCGGATGACCAGTACTTTCCTTGATCAACGATGAAAATCCTTGATCTTGGTTAGATGTGGCATCTGTACTTATTGATTGTAGTGCCCTATACAAAGAGATTTGTATAGGCTTCAATGAAAGTTGACTCCAGTAATCTCCAATAGCGAAGATACGTGTCTTACCAGCAGGTTCGGCTGAAAAGCCCAATCTGCCAGTATAACACT